ACCTGGGTGTATGACGCCGCTTCGACCATCCTGTCGGCGTCGAACGGCAACCTGCCGAACCACCTGTTCGTCAGCCCCGACGTGTGGGAATATCTGGGCGCATTGGCCGACACCACCGGCCGTCCCCTGTTCCCCCAGGTTGGCCCGATGAACGCCTTCGGCACCATGACGCCCGGCGCAATGGAGTCGGTCGCATTCGGCCTCCGCGTCGTCGTCGATCGCAACTTCGCGTCCGGCACCCTTATCGTCGGAAACGGCGATGGGTTTGAGTGCTGGGAACAGCAGAAGGGCGTCGTCAGCATCGAGAACCCGAGCCTGTTGGCGCGCACGATCGCATTCCGCGGCTACTTCGCCCCGGTCATGCTCGACGCCAGCAAGTTCGTCAAGCGCACCGCATCCTGACGATCAACTGACGAGGAGTAGGAATCATGGCGACGTTCTCCATCACTCACCGCATGAGGTTGGACGACGTCGTCGTGATTCAGACCCTCACCGAGACAGACATCGCAGTCGGGCAGTCTGTAACGGTGTCGGGACTGGGGAACGGCATGGACGGCACCTTCGTCGTCGTAGCCGTCCCCCAGTTCCTCTACACCGGCCTCTCGTACCAGGGCGACATGACGTACAACACCGACGTCGTGATCCCGAACCAGTTGGCCTACATCGACACCGGCGACGTCGTAGAACGCGACTCGGCCGACCCGTTCGGCACACTCACCTGGACGATCTCATGTACCTGGACGACGTCGGCCAATGTCACCGAATTCCTAGGGATCGCGGCCGCCACCGCAAATGACACCGCGTACATCGCCACTTGTGTCGCCGCCGCGAACGCTTGGGCGTTCCGTCGCCGTGTCGAGGCCGGTTACAGCGACGCACCCGGCACCAGCCCCTCGAGCGATGTCACCCTTGGCACGACGCTTTACGCCGCGGCCCTTTACCGCGAACGCGGCTCCATCGACTCGTTCCAAACCTACGAAACGATGGCCAGCCCCGTCGCCGGGATGAACATGGGCCGCATCCACCAGTTGCTTGGCATCAACAGGAGCCAGGTGGCATGACATGGCGGCAACCGGGATCTTCGCCGAAGCGCGCGACGCCATCGTCACACGCATCACCAACCTCGGCCTCAAACCAGTCACCGACCCACGAAACGCCCGACCGCTCACCGTGTTCGTCGAACTGCCAACCTTCACGAGTTTCACCTACAACGTGGGCGATCTCACTTTTATCATCCGCGTCCTGGGAGCCCCACCCGGTAACCAAGACACAGCCGACTACCTGCTCACCACGATCGACACTCTCATGGCAGATCAAGGCCTAGCCGTCGTATCGGGCCAACCGAGCATCGCAATCGTCGGAAGCCAGGAACTCCCGGCCTACGACCTCACCGTCCGAATCGCCAGCAGGCGAAACTAACAAAGGAGCCCTATGGCAACCACCACCTTCCTGTCCAACGCCACCGTCGCCATCGGCGCCGTCGACGTGTCCGACCAGGTTCAATCCGTCACCCTGACCACCGGCTTCGATCAACTCGAAACCACCGCGATGGGCGACAACGGCCGCAAGTACACCAAAGGCCTTCAGACCGTCGACGTCACCCTCACGATGTTCAACTCGTACGGCTCCTCGGAGATCGAGGCGACGTTGTTTGACGTGTGCGGCGACGACGCCGTCACCCTGACCATCTCGCCGTCCGGCACGACCGAATCGGCCACGAATCCCGAGTACACGATCACCGGCGCGTTCCTGGCGAACTTCACGCCGATCAACTCGAGCGTCGGCGAACTGTCGATGGTCAACGTCACCTTCACCGGCGGCACCTGGTCACGCGACATTACCGCACCCTGAATAACCCAACCCAATTAGGAGCCCGACATGATTGGAATGGATCTAAAAGTCACCTTGAGTGATGGCGCGGAACACACGGCCCCCATCACCTACGCCGTCGCTTGCGCCTGGGAAGATCAACACCCAGGCGTGAGCGTCGGCACATTCCTAAAAGACCCCAAATTCAAACAACTGGCCTACCTGGCCTACGAAACCCTTCGGAAGAACAAGATCACCGTCAAAGTGTGGCCCCAGTTCATCGAAACCGTCACAGACATCGAATTTGTCCCAAAAGGACGCCAGGAGCCGCCCAACACCACGTCAACCTGATCGCCACCCTCGCCATCCGCACCGGCATCAGCCCGGTCGACCTGCTCGAGGCGCCAACAACGATCGTGGACGAGATGGTCAGGCTCTTGGTAGAAGAAGACCAAAGGAGGAGCCAATGAGCATCGAAGTACAAGGGCTCAAAGAAAACCTCCGCATTCTCGGCAAAATCGACCCGGCACTCCGCCGCGAATTCGGCAAACGATTCCGCGCACTTGCCAAACCAGCCGTCGACGAAATCAACCAAATCCGCCCTACCGGTGACCGTTTCCCTCGCGGATTTCAACACAACGGTCGCACCGGCGCCGGAACCGCCAAATCTCCCACCATCGACATCAACACCCGTCGAGCCCGAGCGCGCAACATCCAGGCCGGAGCAAAATTCGAAACCATTGGCACCATTCGAATTCGAACGGCCAAAAACGATGTCGCTTCCGCCATCGCCGACATGGCAGGCAAAAGCGGCAACATCCAAATGGGCGGCCGTTCCCGGCCCTACCCTCGACGCCCAATAGGCCACGCACTCAACGGCCAGGGCGCCGGACTCATCCGAGGCCTCAACAAGCACTTGGGTGCCCCGTCCCGGTTCATGTGGCCCGGAGCCGAACGCGGCCTAAACGGCATGGAGAAAGAGTTCATCGCATTGGCCGCCGAGGTCGAGGATGAGATCAACAAAGAGGTGATGAAGATTGGCACGACTGCCAACGAGATCCGGGCGAAAATGAGGTAGTCATGGCAATAACAATCCCCATCATTTCCGAATTCGCCGACAAAGGCGTCGCGGCGGCGGAAGCCGCCTTTGGTCGATTCAAGACCGAAATCGGTAAAGCCGAAGGCGCTATGGGCAAAATGAAGGCTGGATTCGGCGTTGCGTCGGAGTTCGTCAAAACCAACGCCGCCGAAATGGCCGCCGTAGCAGGCGCCGCCATCGCCGGATTCGCACTCAAAGCGATCGGCGATTTCAAAGACCTAGCCCTCGAGGTCGACAAATTCGCCGACGCCACCGGCCTCACCCTGGACCAGGCTTCACGGTGGACAGAGGTTGCCGGAGACATCGACGTCGACGCCACCACCATCAAAGACGCCATCAACAAAATGAACCGGGCCGCGGCCGATGGCTCCAAAGCATTCGGTGATCTCGGCATCGACATCAAAAAGTTCAAAGACGGCGAATACGATCCACAAGACACTTTCCTCAAGGTCATTGACCAACTTCAAAAAATTGAAGATCCAGCCAAACGAGCCAAAGTTGCTACCGAAATTCTCGGCAAAGGCTGGACCGCGATGGCCGACCTCATCGAAAAAGGATCCTCAACACTTTCCAAATCGCTGGCCGAAGTATCCGACGCCAAAATCATTGACCGAGAAGAAGTCCAAAAGGCCGAGGATTACCGCGATGCGATGGACAAACTCAACGGCGTCTTTGAGGACTTCGTCCTACAAGTTGGCGACAAACTAATTCCAATTTTCACCAACTTTGTCGACGTCGCCGGAACGGCACTCGGGGCATTAGACAACATTGGCCGAGCCATCGGCAACGTCAAACAAATGACTCCCGAACAACTCATTGACCAAATTGGATTCGAAAAGGCTGTCGAAGCACTCGGTCTCACCAACGACGAGATCGACGAATTGATCGAAACGATTGATCCCAAACTGGTTCCGGCTCAACGCAACATGGAAAAAGCCTGGAAAGACGGATACCGGGCCATGATCGACTCTTATGAGGTAATGAAAGACGTCAAAGATGAGATCACCGATCTCGGCATTGAGTACGACATCCTGAAAGGCAAAATCGACGACCGAGAAGCATGGCGAAATCTTCAGGAAACCATCGAGCGAGCAGGCGACGCGGCCGTCACCGCGTTCAAGGAAAAAACACCGGAATCGTTGAGGGACGCTGAAGGCGCTCTTGACGATGCTCGATTGGCGGCCGCCAAGTACATCTTGGAATTGGACAACATTCCAGAAGAACTCAAAACCCAGATTATTGCCAACCTCGATCAAGCCAATTTAGGCGACATTGAACGAACCCTCGCCTACCTGGCTCGGCCTCGAGTGGCCGGCATCATCGTCGGCGTCAACGAAACCCCAAGCGAAGTGCGCGGCCGGCAAGCCATGAGCCTGTCCAGCCCCGGCACCTTCGGGATCACCCCGACCTCAACGAGCGGCGCAAACGTCACCGTCAACGTCGCCGGATCGGTCGTCACCCAAAACGACCTCATCGAATCAGTACGCAAAGGCCTCGTGAACGCTCAACGTAACGGCGCCGGACTGGTCTACTCCAACTCATGACCGTGCCCTGTACGCCGACCGTCGAAATCCGGCTTGGAACAGGCGCCGGGTTCGGCGACGTGCTCATCCTGGGCGACTCGGCCGACGGCATCCTCGGCACCAACGTCCTCGGCACCGGCGTGGCCACAGTCGTCAACATCACTAATGACGTCCAACGGATCGCCATCAGACGCGGCCGCGACCGAATGTTCGAGCAGTACACACCCGGCCAAGCCACCATCCAATTCCTCGACATGACCGGCGACTGGAACCCGGACAACCATTCCAGCCCGTACTTCGGCGACATCCTCCCAATGCGCCAAGTACGCATTCACACCACCTACCTCGGCACCACCTACTACCTCTACACCGGGTTCATCACCAGTTGGGATTGGGAATGGGCTGACCAGGCCGCCAATTACGCCATCGTCACCATTCAATGCGTCGACGCTTTCCGACTCCTCCAACTAGCCAACATCACCAACGTCACCGGCGCCGCAAACAAAGACCTACCCGGCACCCGAATCAACCTCATCCTTGACCAAGTCAGTTGGCCGACCAGCCTCCGCGACATAGGCACCGGCGACACCGAACTACAGAACGATCCTGGAACCACCAGGAACTCGTTGTCGGCAATCCAACTCATCGAAGAATCCGACCTCGGAGCGTTCTTCGTCGCCCCAAACGGGTACGTCACCTATTTGAGCCGCACCGAACTCGCCGTCCTGGCGGCCGGAACCGCCACCGAATTCAACGACGACGGCACCGACATCGCCTACCAAGACCTCGACGTCAACCTCGACGAAACCGAACTCGCCAACCAGGTCACCTTCACGCGACAAGGCGGAAGCGCCCAAACCGTGTCTGACGCCACCAGCATCAGCAACTACTTCTTGCGCTCCTACTACCGCGACGGCCTCATGATGGAAACCAACGCCACCGCCCTCGCTCGAGCCACCAGCGTTCTCAACTACCGCAAAGACGCACGACTCCGCATCGACTCAATCACCCTTGACCTGTCCAGCCCATCCAACCGGATCCCAGCAGGCCTCGGCCTTGACATCGGCGACCCCATCATCGTCAACCGCGACATGGCCGCCGGAACCGGCTTCACCGCCCGAATCACCGTCAACGGCGTCAACCACGACATCACTCCCGAACGGTGGACAACCACCTTCACCACCGCCTATCCCCTATCCACCGCATTCATCCTCGGATCGAACGAGTTCGGTATTCTCGGAACCAACACCCTGTAAAGGAACACCATGACCACCACCTACCCGATCTCCGAGGCCTACGCCGACGGCCAGGTATTGACCGCCGCCAACGTCAACCAAATCGCCGGTGGCGTCAACGACCTTTCGGCCGTCCAGTTGAACGCCCAGACCGGCACGACGTACACCCTCGTCTTGGCCGACCGTTCCAAGACCGTCACCCTCACGAACGCTTCGGCCATCACCCTCACGATCCCGACGAATGCGTCGGTCGCTATGGCAGTCGGCTCACAAGTTCTCCTGTATCAGGGCGGCGCCGGTCAGGTCACGATCGCCGGAGCCGGTGGCGTCACCGTCCGCTCGCAAGGCTCGAAGTTGAAGATCGCCGGTCAGTACGGCGTCGCTGGTCTCATCAAGATCGCCACGGACGAGTGGGTCGCGTTCGGGAATCTGACCGCATGATTCTCGCCATTATGGGGACGGCCGCGACGTCGGGTTCCATTCCGTATTGGATGGGCGTCACGTCGGGTGCTGGCGCGAAACAAGGTCGAGCGATCGCCACAAATACGAACGACCTGTTCATCGCTGGTATTGCCACACCATCAAACCAAGAGTGCCAGGTCTACAAGATGACCAAGTCGGGCGCGGTGACTTGGCAACGATCTCTCGCCACCGCCGGATCTGACGTGTACAACGGCGTGGCCGTCGACTCGTCCGAAAACATCTACACAACCGGTTACATCGTCGGATCAGGTGACGACATTGTGACCGCGAAGTACAACTCGAGCGGCACGATCCAGTTCCAGCGAAGCCTGTCCACGACCACATACACCGACCGAGGCCAAGCGATCGCGTTGAACTCGTCGGCCGACATCTACATCGCCGGATTCAACCAAACACTTAGCGGCGGAAACAACCATCAGGTCGCCAAATACAACTCGGCCGGAACGCTCCAATGGCAACGCCAACTGTCAAACACCTCCGATAACGACCAAGCCAACGGTGTGGCATTGGACAGCACCGGCGACGTCTACACCGCCGGTTACAACACCGCAACGATTCAGCAGGCACTCATCGCCAAGTGGAACTCGGCCGGAACCTTCCAATGGCAACGAAACATCTCACTCAGTTTCAACAGCCTCTTCTACGCCAACTGCTTCGATAACGCTGGAGCCATGTACGCCGTCGGATACACCGACGACAGCGGAGCAGACCGCGCCGCGTACATCGCGAAGTTCGCCACAACACCAGCCCTCACCTGGCAACGCGAACTCGACGCCGCATCGACCGACATCTTCTTGAGCGTCGACACGGATTCAGCCGACAACGTCTACGCGGCCGGTTACACCCTCTCCGGCGGAATCATCCAGGGTCTCATTGCCAAGTACAACTCGAGCGGCACGCTGCAATGGCAACGCACTATCAGCCAAGCCGCCAACGTTCTTCTTCTCGCCGTCCACGTTGACGCATCGGACGCCGTCTACGTCGCCGGATACAGCACGATCTCCGGCGTTCAACAGATGTTCGTGGCTCGCCTACCAAGCGACGGAACATTGACCGGCACTTACAGCCTCGGCGGCGTCAGCCACACCTACGGCGCATCCAGCCTCACCGGCTCAACCCCGACCTACACCCTCGCCACCCCAACACTCACCGCCTCGACGTCAACACTCACCGACGCGGCCTCGACCGCCACCGACGCCTCCACGTCCATCACCTTCACCACGTTGACCATCTGATGATCTACCTGAACCGCACCACCGGCGACTACCCACGATTCGACGGCGACGTCGCCATCAACCCCGAAGCCGACTGGGTAGAAGTCGTCGAAACCACCAAGCCGAACGACACCGAGTTCTACTGCTGGATCGAAGACGCACCCGAACTCGTCGACGGCCAATACCAGCAGGCGTGGCGCAAGATCAAACGCCCCGAGCAAGTGTTCGTCGACCCGTACGCATGAAGCCCTACACAGGATTCGACCGATACGGAACCGGCGCCGCTCCCGGCGTCGTCGCTCTCCGCGACCTCATCATGTTCCTCAACGCCGGAAAACTCACCCACCTCGGCACCTACGCCAAACGCGACGCTCGAGGCAAACCCGGCCAACCCTCCGTTCACGCCACCGGCCGCGCCGTCGACATCGGCTACACCAACCGCGCCGACATTGAACCCGTGATCGACTGGCTAGTGACCCACGCCGACCTGCTCGGCGTCGAGATGGTTGCCGACTACTTCCCAAAACCGTGGGGTCGGGCGTGGCGATGCGACCGCGCCGCCTGGAAGATCTACGACCGAAAGACGATCCACGGTGCGCCCGGCGGCCGCTGGATCCACATCGAAATCAGCCCGACATTTGCCAACGACGCCGCCTCCATGAACGCGGCCCTCGAGAAAGCCCTGTCGTGAACATCGCCAACCCCAGCAAAGCATTCATCGCCCTCGTCAGCCTCATCTGCCTCACCATCCTGATCGCCGTCGAAGCCATCACCAGCGACGCCGGACTCCCCGTAATCACCGCCATCGTCGGGTACGCCATCGGCAACGGCATAGCCGCTCGAGGCGGCCAAGACGTCACCCCGATCATCGGACGCAAAAGCAAACCTTGACCCGGCCCCTGCCGAGTCGGTAAACCGTCCCCACTTCAGACGACCCGACCGTCCCAGGAGGTAACCCATGAACCCGTTCCGTTTCGCCATTGGCGCCATTTGCGCCCTGGCCCTCGCCCTGGCCTGGATAGGCCCAAGCCGGGAGGAAACGCCTAGCGCGGCTCCTACGGCCATACAGACCCCAACGGTGGCAATCCAGCCCGTACCGCCCACCGTCACCACCACATCAACCTCAACCACCACGTCCACGTCGACGACTGTGCCGATTACGACGACGACGGCATACGTCCCGGCGCTCGTCGGCCCCGACACCGTCTGCTCCGAATGGGCGCCCATGATGCTCGAGGAAGGCTGGCCAGCCGACCGCGAGATCCTTGAAACCGCGCTCGGAATCATGTACCGCGAATCACGTTGCCAACCCGACGCCGACAGCGGCCCCGATCACGGCCTGTTCCAAATCAACCGTTTCTGGAGTTCCGACAAATCGAACCCACCGAACTGGCTTGCCGCCCAGGGCATCGCCCAAACTCACGACGAACTGTTTGACCCGCGCACCAACATCCGCGCCGCCCTGGCGATCTACCGCTACTCGTGCGAACGCAACGGCGCCGACCGCTGCTTCGCACCGTGGACAACCTGGTCGGGCAACTGATTCACCACCCAGCCACAGCCGTGTGATAAACACACGCCCGTGCCTCACGAACCGTCAGTAATCGGCAAACCCCAATCGGGAATGTGCGCCGGTTGCTACACGAAACTGGAGGCCGACGACATCGTCCGTTGGGAACCATCGGCCTGGGCCTGCTGGTGCTGGCCATGCTTCAAACGGATCTACCTGCCAAACCTGGCCCGACTACAGGAGCAAGACAAATGAACCTCGACAACTACGTCGACGTCCCAACCCGATTGAAACTGGCGTTAGAACGCTGGCCCGATCTTCGAGTTCAGGAGATGGGCTACCGCGTCGAACAGATCGCCGACCAAACGATTCTTGTGTGTGAGGTGCGTGTCTACCGCGACCCGACGGACGCCCATCCGGCCGTCGCCACCGCCTCCGAACCAATCCCAGGCAAAACCCCGTACACACGGGACTCAGAACTCATGAACGGGTTTACGTCGGCGCTTGGCCGCGCCCTTGGCTACATGGGCATCGGCGTCACCTCGAGCATCGCCAGCCGCAACGAAGTCGAGGCCCGACAGTACGACGACCGGCCCACCACCATGACGCCTCGATCATCCGCCGAACCGCCTTCTGACAAGCAAATGCGGATGTTGAAGGCGCTCGGCTCAACCGCCCGTCCGGTCACCAAACGTGAGGCCAGCGAATTGATCGACAAACTAAAAACCGGCGCGATCAACCCAGCGGAGGATCCGTTCTGATGGAAATCGAAATTATGCCTTGGGAATATGAATACGCCAGTTTCGTCGGCATACGTCGATTCACAGCAAATTGGTCTAGAAACAATGCGAAACATTACGACGCAAAACGAATGGAAGATGACCGCACCGCACAAGTTGCGGCGGCCATCACAGAATTGGCAGTAGCGAAACACACAAATCGTTACTGGCACGCGAGTATCTGGCACTCATCCGAACACATTATGAACCGGGATTTGCCGGATGTAGGCAGAAACATTGAAGTTCGTCGGGTTCGTCAAGGTCATTGTGCCGCAGTTCGACGACATCAACTTAATAAAGGCCTTGTGTTATGGGCAGGAACACCTCATCCACCCGAATTCAGATTTGTCACTCTTCACGGCTGGCTTCACAATGACGACGCTTGGAACATGGGCACACCTGCTGACTATGACCTGGTCGACACCCGACTAATTCCGCTAACACTGTTGAATCACCCATGACGCGAAACACAAACCCATTACTGAAGGTGAACGAACGCCAATTTCAGGCCGCGATCATCGAACTGGCCAAATGGCAAGGCTGGAAAGTGTTCCACCCGTTACCAGCACAGAACGGTCGAGGCGACTGGCGCACCGCCCAGGCCGGAGACATCGGCTTTCCCGATCTGGTTCTCGTACACCCGGAGCGCGGCGTGATCTTCGCCGAACTGAAGACCGCGATCGGCAAACTGTCCGACACCCAAAACGACTGGCTGATGTGCCTACACGCCGCCGGAGCCGAAGCGTATGTGTGGCGCCCTCGAGACATCAACGACATCAAACACCGACTGACAAGGAGCCCGAATGAGTTGGGACGCTGAAGCCCTTATCCGACAAATCCAAGAATCGACCAGGACAATCGACCTGGCCACCACGGAGATCATGACCCTCCGCGAACGCATCCACGACCTTCAGGTTGAGAACGAGCGCCTACGCGCCCGGCTGGCGTCGTTTGGTGACCGTATGCGCCGCATGGAGGAAGGCGAACTGTGATTATTCGCGCCGCTCGACCGCATCAGAACTACACCGTTGTCCACAACGAACTGATCGAGGACAACCAACTGACCTGGAAGGCTCGAGGCATCCTCGTTTATCTGCTGTCCAAACCTGACCATTGGCGCACCACCTCGGCCCATCTGGCCAGCCAATCACCCGAAGGCATCTACGCCGTCCGGGCCGGGCTCCAGCAACTTGAGCGCGCCGGGTACATCCGCCGCATCAGAAAGCAAAACACCAGGGGCCAATGGTCGACATACACCGTCGTGTTCGACAGGCCACAGCCTGTGGACAACTATGTGGAAAAGGTGGGGTATTTATCCACAACCGGAGAGCAGTTACCGAACTCCGGTTTCACCCAACCTCTAGTAAGTACTGATTTAGCAAGTACTGAGAACTAATAGAACTGGTTCTAACTCAAAGAGGAAATCCACATGGCCGGATACAACGACCCCACCTACAAACGCAACCGAGCCAGCATCCTCACCGGCTCACCGCTCTGCCATTGGTGCGGCACAGCCAAAGCAACCCAAGCCGACCACCTCATCGAACTCGACCGAGGCGGAGACCACTCCCTCGAGAACCTCGTCCCATCATGCGGCCCCTGTAACGCCGCTCGAGGCTCCCGATACGTCAACCACAAAGCCACCCAACGAATCGCCGCACGAAACCACGCGATCGGAGCAACAACCGTCAACGGCGTTTTGGATCGACAAAATCCTCACCCCGAGCCCCATGATGTAATCCCCCCAGGCAGGCCGTCTGACGGCCGATTAGAGGCCAATGAGGGCTATCTAGACCTAACGGGCCGGATTGAACCGAGACTGGTCACACCGAGATCGACGGATCTGTCTCTCGGCCCTGCCCAAGCCGAGTGGGCGCGCCGTCACATGGGGATTGAGTTGATGGAGTGGCAACGGATCGCTTTGGATGGCCAGTTGGCTGTCGACGACAAAGGCGACTTCCTGTTTCGGGAGTCTTTAGTCAGTACCGGCCGTCAGCAAGGCAAGTCGGTAGCGTTGCGAGCGTTGGCCGGGTGGTTCCTTGCGGATGAGGCACGGAGAAGGGGCCGCCCGGTCAACGTCTTGCTGGTCGCCAACAAACTTGAGCGATCCATGCCCATGTTCCGCGAACTGGCGCTCTACCTCGAAGATCATCACGGCGCCGAGGTGCGCTGGCAGAACGGTTCCCAGCAGGTGACTATGCCCGACCGATCCACGTTCAAGGTGGCGGCCGCTCGAGACAACATCCACGGCATGACCCTCGACCTCATCCTGGTCGATGAGATCTGGGACATTGCTCCGTCCGTCGTTTACGACGCTTTGCGGCCGTCCATGATCGCCGTCAAAAATCCGCTGTTGTCCATGTGGTCAACGGCCGGAGATCAGAGTTCGACGCTCATGCTTGGCCTCCGCGAGCAGGCCATCGCGGCGATCGACGCCAACAAGCCAGGCCGTCTGTTCTTCGCCGAATGGTCACCGCCACCCGGCATCAATCCTGACGACCGCCGCTGGTGGACATGGTCAAACCCAGCCTTAGGCACCACCGTCACCTGGGACGCGCTCGAGGCCGCCGCCGAAGGCGCCGACCGAGCCGCATTTCTCCGCGCCCACCTGAATCTGTGGATCGCCGCAACCCGAGCGTGGCTACCCATGACCCTGGACTGGACAACGCTCGCCGTCGACGACATCCCACCCGGAGGAGTTCTCTCAATTGAAGCGTCGGTCGACGAATCGCGTTATGTGGGCGTCCGAGCCGTGAACGACGGCGGCATCGTCAAAGTGGCCGTCGAGTTCATCGTCCAAACCGCCGAACAATGCTGGCAAGCCACCACCGACGTCCTGGCCGACCCAACCGTCCAACTGACCTTGACCCCTGGCCTCGAAGCCCTTATGCCCCAACAATTTGAGCGGCGCATGACCATCGTCGGCTACGGCGAACTTTCCAAATACACCCCAATCGTTCGAGCCTTGATCCTCGAGGGCCGCCTACGGCACGACGGATCCAACGCGCTGGCCGAGCACGTCGGCCGAGCCGTCGCCGTCAAGACCCAAAACTCGACGGTGCTTTCGTCCCAGAAGTCGCCGGGCCCGATCGAGTTGGCGCGCTGTATGGTCTGGGCCGCCGCCATCGCCGCCCGACCAACCCAAAAGATCAAACCAGCCTTCGCGTTCCACTAATGCTGGACTTGTCCACACGGTGTGGATAACATCCCGACCAATGGCGATCTTCGGGAGCCGCACCAGCAAGCCAGCGTTCGGCGCCGACATCAAAGCGGCCGCCGGAGCCGCGCAACAGGCGACGATCAACGCCACCTACACCTACACCGTCGGCACCCAAGAACTCCGCGCCCTACAACTCCCGACAATCAGCCGCGCTCGAGATCTCATCGCCTCCATGATCGCCTGCTTGGATCTACGCTCCTACCGCCTCGCTTGGGATCCCCAGGAGGAGGAATACACGAAGATCTACGTTGAGGGCGAGTCATGGTTCACGCGACCTGACCCGGCCGTCACACGCAACTTCATCATGGCCAACACGTTCAGCGATCTGCTGTTCTACGGCCGCGCATTCTGGCTCATCACCGGCCGCTACTCCACCGGCTTCCCGGCATCGTTCAAATGGCTTCCGGCCGCCAACATCACCACGCTCGACCAGTCCGGCCCGGCATGGTTCCAACCATCCGATCAGGTTCAGTTCAACGGCGTTGACGTCGACAGCCGCAATCTCGTCCAGTTCCTCGCGCCGTCAATGGGCATCGTCTACTCCGGGCAAGCCGCGATCGACACCGCCTGGAAACTCGACACCGCCGCCCGACGCTTCGCCACCAACGAAATCGCCGCCGGATATCTGCAGCAACGTGGTGGCGAACCGATGAGCGCCGAAGATCTCGGCGAACTTGCTGCCGCATGGAGCGCCGCCCGCCAGCGCAACGCTATTGGCGCCCTGAACGAGTTCGTCGAATGGAAGGAGTTCGACTCTGATCCGTCGAAACTCCAGTTGGTTGAGGCGCGCCAGTACCAGTCTCTCGAATTGGCGCGCCTCTCCAACATTCCGCCCTATCTCGTCGGAGCACCGACCGGCACCGGCATGACGTATCAAAACGCGCTGCAGGCCCGACAGGATCTCTACCTGTTCGGCGCCAAGCCCTACCTTGATTGTCTCCAAGAGACGTTGTCCGGCAACAACGTGCTCCCAGCAGGCAAGCACGTCGAATTCGACCTTGACGACTACCTCGGCGACAACGATCTCGTCGAATCGCCACTCGTCACCACACCAACGTCCGATCGGATGTATCAGGACGCGGAGGACTCACTTGACTGACCAACTCAAACTCGTCGCCGGAACATTCACCGTCGACGCCGCGGCCGCCAATGGACAGCCGTCGCGTTCGATCACCGGTCTCGCCGTACCGTGGAACGTCGCCACCACCGACAGCCTCGGCACGAAAGTGATGTTCATGCCGGGCTCACTTCCCGAAGATGGACGCGCACCGCGCCTCCTTGAGGGCCACGACTCCAGCAAAGTGCGCGGCGTCGTCACCGAGCGCGTCAACACATCCGAAGGCATGATGTTCACTGCCAAACTGGCCGAAACACGCGACGCCAACGACACGATGGCGCTGCTACTCATGGGCGCCTACGACTCCGTCAGCGTCGGCGTCATTCCCACCAAATTCTCGTTCGACAACTCCGGCACCATGATCGTGGAAGCCGGACGTTGGACTGAACTGTCAATCGTTGCCGAGCCAGCCTTCGAGCAGGCCCGGATCGAAAAGGTCGCCGCCTCGAGCCCCGAGCCCGAAAGCGACACGCCCGACGAAGAACCCACACCAATCGAGCCCGAGGAGGACTCAATGTCAGAAGCAACCCCGGTCGAGGCCTCGGCACCGGCCATCATCCCCACCGTTCCGCGTACAGCGGAACCACGCCGCGAATTCAAACTCCCGACACCGGGCGAATGGATCGCGGCCGCTTTCGAGGGCGGCGCACGTTTCGCTGAACTCAACGCCAAGATCCGCGCCGCCGCGCCGGACGTGACCACCAGCGACCTTGACGGCGTGATGCCGATCCCGGTTGTTTCGCCGATCTACAACAACTTCCGTGGCCTTCGCCCCGTGATCGACGCCGTTGGCGCTCGCGCCATGCCGCAGGGCGGCAAGGTGTTCATCCGTCCGAAGGTGACCACACACGCATCCATCGGCACCGTCACCCAGGGCACCACCATCACCGCTGGCACGTTCGTCGTGGACGACATCCAGGTCACGAAGGCCATCT